AAAATTAGTTCCGAAAACTATTTTCGGTGACGGTGCTGGTGAAATACCTTTTGAGAATGCCGAAACTACATATAATTTTGACCCGACTTATGTGTATAACGATGTTACCGTTTCTCGCGCTAACGGTGTAGTCGTAAATGCGCAAGACCAGCAGAGCCTAACTAACTACTTCCCGCGTTCTTATGAACGGCACATCTATAACACTTCCGATTCGGAAGCGGTAGACGCTGCTTATTTCTTATTATCACGGTATAACGCGCCACAGAAACGCGCAGAGAAAATTGTTTTAACTCCTGCTGCTAACCCTGCGGTATGGGCAAAGGCTCTTAATTTAGAAATTGGCGATTTGGTGCGCCTGAACGAGCGACCTCTCGGTGGAACATTCTCGTCGCTTGATTGCTTTATTGAATCTGTTGAACATAGTTACGACGGACAGACTGGGGATTGGCGCACCACGGCTATTCTTTCTCCAGTTTTCCGTTACTACTGGAATCTATCCACAATAAAAATATATCCAGATAGTACGAGTTCGACTGGGCAGTTGGTAGTGCTAAAATCTGCTAGCACTTTGAAAAATGGTCGCGACATTATTTCTGGGCAAATGCTGCAAGGGCAAAATCAAATAACAGGATTTAATACAATAATCGTAGTAGCAGGTGCTATTACGGAGACTTCCACAAAAATAACCATTCCTGTGCGCGACATCGGTGAGGTTTATTCGTCCGTCACTACTATTTCATCTAGCGTATTATCAGGCAATATTCTTATGGATACTACTAGCACCGTGGCGTTGAGTAATTCTAAACTTTCTGGAACATCTGGAGATTATTTAATAGATAGCGAAATTATTACAGGTTCCGTATCTGGTTCTACATTAACGATTACTGCTCGCGCGCAATATTCCACTACGCAGACTGCTGCTGGTACGAATAGTTTAGGTGGTAATTCTTATTCGCATTTAGCAGGTTCCACCGTATATTATATTCCTAACAATGGTTACCTTGCTGGTGGTGGTTTGATTGTTACCGAAATTCTACCCAATCAAATATCTCAAGTGCCTTATTCTTTTGACACTGTAAACCGCGATAGTTTCTCTACTCTAGGTTCTTGGACAAACACACTAAATACAGGTACTTATTCTACTTCTGCTGGTACGGTGAAATACAATACTTTCACGGCAAACCCTACGCAGGATTTCCTAAATTATCCGCAGAGCGATGTAGCAGTTGGGCAATTACTCAGTATTGGCTCGGAAAGCGTCGCAGTCGCCACCGTGAGCCAGCCCACTTCGACAGCGAATTGGACTTTCAACGCCTATAAGGTTACGCAATCTGCTGCGACTTTATCTGCCGATTTATCCCCTGACGCTACGACGGTCACTACGAGTAGTGCGGTAACGGCTAGCGCGATACTTATAGATAACGAATTTATGACGGTAACTGCTGGTTCTGGCACGACTACTTTAACTGTTGTTCGTGGTACTCCCGATTTGGCGGTGTGGGGAGTTCTGAATAGTAGCCAGCATTTTGCTCGCGCAACAATCTATACTTTAGTGAATGCTGGTTGCACTGGAACATTATCCGCAAACTCTGGCATAATAGAGGGATACAACAAGACTACTGCTGTTGCTGGCACGGCTAGATTGGGTTACTGATGATTGTTCCGAGTACGCGTATCTTCACGGCAGGTGAAGTGGAAACTGGTGCTTATCTGAATAGCGCGGTTACTAATATGGGTAACTTTATGCTTGGGCGACCTATCGCTTCTTTACGGCAGACCAGCGCGCAGAGCATCGCGAATAGCACTACGACAGATATTACTTGGAATATTGAAGACATTGACCGTGATAATGGGCATTCTACTTCTTCTAATACTGAAAGGTATACAGCGCAGACAGCAGGTTGGTATTGGTGTGTCGGTAGTATTTTTTGGGCAGGTAACGCCACAGGAAACCGCGTAACTAACCTCGCTAAAAACGGTACTGCATTTAATGTGGGTAAAGTTCGTAATTCTTCCACTCTCAATTCGAACGATTTTTCACAAACTTCTAGCGCGCTTATATATATGAACGGCACAACGGATTACATAACCCTACAAGGCGCGCAATCTAGCGGTGGAGCGTTATCCACTATCGTCGCAGCAGGTTCGCAATCCTCACTTATTGTTGTGTGGGTTTCCTTGTAATGAACGCAATTACTACCGCGAGCGCAATACAGATACTTAGCCTAATTATGACGACAGGTTTAGGAATCTACGGTATTTGGCGCAGGATAGATAAACGGCAACATAGTTTTGATATCGAGCAAGCGGTAATGATGCAGAAAATTGACTATATTACGAACCAGTTCGGTCCGAATGGTGGCGGTCTACGGCAGGCGGTAAACGATATGTCGCGCAAAATTGACTCCATAGATGCTAGGGTTAATATTATTGCTACGGATTTATCGGAAACTTCTGGTAGGTTTGACCAGCACATTATAGAAGGTAGGAAGTAATGCACAGTTTCAAGATTTGGTTGGCGCAAAGCCCATTGGCGACGGCGTTCAAAATTGGTGTCGGCGCAGGTTTGGCGTGGCTGCTAGATAATATTGGTTCGCTGAATCTATCGCCAGCGTTCACACCTTTAGTTATCACGGTGGTTACTATCGCTATTAACGCTCTCAATACAGAAGACCCACGGTACGGAAGGGATTAGTAATGTACCCAGTTAAAAAAGTTAAAATCACTTGCGATTTTGGAGTTAAAGGCGACCAGTGGCAATCTGGGTATCATCAAGGTTACGATTTTGGTGGCAGAATTGGTACAGATGTTTTCGCTATCGCCAACGGCACGGTGGTTGGTGTTGGTATTTGGGGTTCAGCATTCGGTAAGTACGCTCCTGTAATCAAGCACGGTGTTTTTCGCCCACGTTATGTCGTGTATGGTCACGTTCGTATGGCGACGGTACATACTGGTCAGAAAATTAAAAAAGGGCAGAAGATTGCCGAGATTGGCGTAGAAGGTAATAGCGGTGGACCTCACGTTCACGTCGAAGGACAGCGTAATCGTTGGTGGAAACCACGCGGTGGCGTTCGCTTAGATGCGCTATTCAAGATTTAGTTACTCGTAGCACGGTAGCAGTATGGCTAGCAAGTGTGGGGTGGCGAAAGTTTATGAGTCTATGTCTGATGAAGACCGTAAGGCTTTGCGCGCACTACTATCCGCACCTATTCATATAGCGTCTGCTGCTGCTGTTTCTCGCGAGTTGGCTACGGCTAATTACGAAGTTAGTTATCAAACTATTACTCGTCACCGCGCTGGTACTTGTTCCTGCGAGGTATTGTGAGCGATTTCAGTAAACGCGTTGAGGAACTACTTACGACGGCGGAACATAACCAGATAACTGACGTTTCGGTAGATAGACCTATAACGCCACCGCAGGAGCCTCAGGGTTGGGTTGCTGGTGTAACGATTGACGGTAATAACGGTACGCTAACTACGAAACCGAAAGATACACCTATCGGTAGTTGGGAAGACGAATTGTGTGAGTGGGGTTTTGACCCGAAAGTTTACGAGGTCGTAGAACCTGTACGGATTAGCACTTGGCAAACCTACGACGAGCGACAGTTATGGGCATACAAAGCGAGTATCCGAACACGGTCAGGTCTGAGTGCCGACGAGTTGGAGAAACTAACAGAGCCAGTTCGCGCGGATAAACGGAAAGCGGTTTCCCGACCTTCGGGCGATTACACGCTAGTAGTACCTTTAGGCGATTGGCAGATTGGTAAAGACGACGGTGATGGTTTAGAGGGAACTGTTAAAAGGATAGAAGAATCGTTCCAAGCAGTTGTAGAGCGTGTAAAGTTTCTCCGTAAGTGCGGTTACGGTGTTGGGAAACTACTCGTATGCTCGCTAGGGGATTTGGGTGAAGGTTGTAACGGTCACTATGAACAGCAAACCTTTTCCGCGGTCTTGGATAGGCGTGACCAGAATAAGGTTGTCCGTCGCCTCGCCCGAAACGCGCTAATGCTATGGGCAGAACACTTCAACGAAGTAATAGTTGCTGCCGTTGCTGGTAATCACGGCGAAAACCGCAGAGGTACTAAGAGTTTTACTACTACGAACGATAATGACGATGTGGCGGTATGGGAAGCGGTCGCTGAAACTCTATCTGTTCGCCCAGATTTATACGGTCACATCAAATGGCTACTGCCGAAAGGTGAGTTAAGCGTATCACTAGATGTAGGTGGAACGCGCGTAGGGCTCGCTCACGGGCATCAGGCTCGTTCGGGTGACATTGGTAGGTGGTGGGAAGGTCAGGCTCTTGGTGGCCGTCCTGTGGCGTCTGCTGACCTATTACTGACTGGTCACTTCCACCATTTCAGGTGCGTAGAGGTCGCGAAAGGTCGTTGGCATTTGCAGGTTCCTGCTATGGACGGTGGCTCGGATTGGTTTGAGGAATCTTCGGGTAAGGGTTCTACCGCAGGGCAGGTTACTTTCCTACTCGGCGACGGTCGCTGGAGCGAGTTGCTCGTCGTTTAACCCTTTCGCTAGGCGTTCTATCTCCACGCGTTTCTTTTGGCTACGCTTATGTCCACGGATTTTCACTCGCATTACTTCGTCACCGTTGGCGATAGAGAAAGTTGCCAAAGTAATTATGTTTGATTTCTTTTTCTTCCTACTCATCTTCCTGCCACTCCTCTGGGTTAATTGTTGGGTGTGTCACGGTTAGCGGTTCTGCTGGCATCACGGTCATTTCTTTTTACGCTCTTCTTTAATTTCGCCGATAGTTAGAATCAGCGCGAATAATCCAGCCAGCACGACTACGCTCGCAAAGAATATAGCGAACACGTTAAAAACTACTCCCATAATTACACTTCCGTTTCTGTTTTCGGTACAGCCCAACCTTGCTCTATCCCAAATTTTAACCAATCATCTACCGTCGGAAATAAACGCGACACTACGATATCCAATCCGACAAGGTAATTGACGGCGTCCGCGATTTCTTCACGCAGTTCCGTTATCACATTATTGACGGATAGTGCTTCCATACGCTGCGATTCTCCGAGGTCGTAATCCTGCGAACCAACATACACACGGCTACGCGCGTATTCGGTAAATGATTGTTGTGCTTCCGCGAATTGGTCTACGGATAGCCCGAACGGTGGGTAGTTTGGTGGCTCTGACATAAGTAGATTTTTCATATTTCCCATACGCATACACTACTCCTATGCCCGATACTAATGTTTGCGACGCGCCGAAAGTCCTTGCAAACATAGGAAATAAAACTTGTTGCGCATTTGGGTAGCGGAATGTCTGCCTATTCAGGCAAGATTGACCTCGTGGCGGTTTCGCCACCATAGACACAGGAGAAAATTATGCAAGCACACGAGTGGAAGGTCGCAGAGTCGGTAGACCTTACCGAAGCGAATTGGGCGCAGTTACTGTGGCGGTATCGCACGGACTCTGTACGCGAATACCGTTTCATCTCAATAGACGCAGATGCGAAAGTATTTTCGCTCTGGTTCGCGTCTGACGATTCCGAAGAGAATAAGCGCGACGGTTACATAGCGTGGTACGCGTGGGAGAATGCACGGCTCACGAAGGCAGGTGCGTAAATGTCTACAACATTCGCTCACAAGTTCGTAGTGCCAAAATGTCAGCAGGACATCGTAGACTTCCTAACGGCTAACGAAGGTCGCAGGTTCAATGTTGTAATGCACGGTGGTCTGTACCTTAATGTGTGGGTACGCCATCGCCCTAACACACATCACCTCGGTTTCCGTAAGTACCGCGCCAAGAATTGGTTTCACGGAACACATACCGAGAGGGTGCTTTGGATTGAGGTCACGGATTCGCAGGAAAAATCCGAATATGTGTACGGAGATTACCAAACACCAAACTAGGCGAAACACCCTTCGGGGTGTCGTGCGGAAGATTGACTACCGCACCTGACGAGCCAGTCAGACTAAACACAGGAGAGTGAATTATGGCTCACAATATCGAAACCTTCTCGGACGGTACGGCTGCGTTCTTTACCGCTCGCGAAGTTGCTTGGCATAAGTTAGGCACAGTAACCGAAGACGCATTAACTGCGTCGGACGCGCTACGCATAGCGCAAATGGATTGGCAAGTCACAAAAGAATTGGTTGAGGCAGTTGTGCCGACCGCTTCTGGCGTGACTCGTGTTCCTATCGAAGGTAAGTTCGCGACTACACGGTTGCACCCGAAGACTGGTCAGCCAGATGTTCTCGGTATCGTCGGAGAGCGTTACGAGGTCGTTCAGAATAGCGAAGCGTTTGCGTTCTTGGACGCTATCGTTGATGTTGGCGGTGCAGTTTTCGAGACGGCTGGTTCTCTGCGTAACGGTGCTAAGACTTTCGTCACTATGAAGATGCCCGACGGTATCCTCGTAGGCGGTCAGGACGCGGTGGATATGTACCTGCTAGCGACTAATACTCACGACGGTAGTGAACCGCTTAAAATTGCTGTCACGCCTATTCGTGCGGTATGCCAGAACACGGTGACTGCTGCGTTATCTGCTGCGAAATCTACGCACCACATTCGCCACACGGCTGGTGCGCAAGACCGTATGCTCGCTGCTCGCGAATCGTTAGATATTGCGTTCGCGTACCGTGATGTGTTCGCAGAATTAGCGGAAAGCCTAATCGGTCAGGAAATGGCTGACGCTGATTGGAATAACTTCCTACACACGCTATTGCCGAAACCTAATGGCGATAATGTGGACGGTCGTTCGATGTCTATTTGGGAGACTAAGTTTGACACTATCAACGCGTTATGGACTGCACCGACGCAGGCTAACATCGCGAACACTCGCTGGGCTGCGTATAACGCGGTGACTGAGTATGTTGATTGGGCTACGCCAGTACGCGGTGGCAAAGATAAGGTTGTGCGACGCGCCGAGCGCACTTTTGAGAACGCAGGAGCGGATTTCAAGAATAAGGCGGTAGCATTGCTCTCTCGGTAAATGTGAGAGGGTCGCGGTAGACACAGGAAACCACGACCCTCGCACGCACCCTTGAGAATGTGCTAGCAAAAACGATACAGGAAGGCAAGGCAAATGGAAAATCGAAAGTTCAATCTCGACGACTACGAAACAGTCGAAACCAGATTGGCTAAGTTCTGGGAGAAGTTCCCGAACGGTCGCGTCATCAGCCACATTGTGGACGATAGCGACGGTCAATACATTTTCGCGGTTCACTTATTCCGCGATATTGAAGACCCAGAACCGTTCAGCACAGGTCACGCTCAGGAGCGTGTCGGTGTCGGTATGGTAAACAAAACATCCGCACTCGAAAACTGCGAAACCTCTGCTATTGGTAGAGCGTTGGCTAATGGCGGTTTTGCGAGTACGGCAGGTAAGCGTCCTTCTCGCGAAGAGATGCAGAAAGTGCAACGGCTGACGGAAAACGCGCCAGCAGAAGCACAAGCGGTTGTGGATAACCTGCAATCCGTTACTACTTTGGACGAGTTGCGAAAAGTGTGGGAAGTGAACACTCCGCTACTGGAAGAAGTAATTGGTAATAACACCCTTCGTGAGTTGCTTTTGGCTCACAAAGAACTAATTGAGGATATGGCGTAATGGCACAGAAAACAGGAATGGCGTGGCTACGGCTACGAATGGAACAGTTGGGTTACAGCACACTAGAGCAGGTCGCTAGCGATTTGGGTATCAACCGAGGTAACCTCTACCGATACTTTTCGCTACAAACTCGCCCTAGCGTGGCACTACTACCGAAGTTCTGCAAGGTATTTCGCACCGACGCGGATACTATGCTTCGCGCTCTCGGCGTACTGAAAGGTTCGCAGAAGGTATGAGTAACGAAGTATGCCCACGGTGTGGCGTCACAGGTCAAATCCTGTTGGCGTTATCACGGACTGACAACAGTACGCACGTCTGCACTATGTGCGGTACTAACGAAGCGTTAGAGGTGGCTTTCGATATTTTGAAACCACAGACTGTCTGGGCATTCCCTGTTCTACCGTATAACGGTAGTTCAGGGTTCTCAGGTTCGGATAGTTCTCGCGCTCGCGCAGTATCTGAGGACTCTAACGGCATCACTAGCGACCGCCAACGGCAGACTATGGCGTTTTTGGAGTCGCGGTTATCGCTCGGTTCTACTTGGCGCGATTTAGCGGAAGCATTGTGTTGGCATCACGGTCAAGCGTCAGGTGCGTTATCTGTTCTACATAAAACAGGTCACATTACTCGCCTGAAACAGACACGCGACCGTTGCGCTATTTATGTTATGCCCAATATGGTGGCAGGTCGTGAGGAATCACCGTACACAACGAAGCAGACGCGTCAAGAAGTGCGCGAGCAGGCTATGACGGATTTGCGTCAGGAAATTCTGACCAGTATTCAGGCTATGGAAATCTCTCGCCCTGCTTTTGTTGAAAGTTATGCAGAGATGGTTCACGCGATTATTGACTTAATCCAAAAAGCGGAAGTGGGGTTGGATATAGATGAGTTCCGTGACACCAGTTCAGATTGAACAACGCCTCGTCGCATTATCGAAAGAAGTTGATAGTTCTCATAACGAATTGAAAGATGCGGAAATGAAATATCACCTATCTAAAAGCGACTACGAGGTAGGGTTGGCTAAGTCACGACTATCCGCACCAAAAGTGTCAGGACAAAAACTTACGGTTCAGGAACGAGAGGATATTGCTATGTTGGAATGTCAGCACCTGTACCGTGATTTACAAATCGCCGAGGCTCTCGTAAAGGCTGCGAGAGCCAACGCAAACCGATTGAGAACCCAAGTGGATATCGCTCGGTCTATCGGAACTAGCGTACGAAGTTCGCTAGAACTCTAACAAGAAGGAAACCCTATGAGAAAAACAGTGCAAGAAACGATTGCGTGGCTTCAGGAACACTTTAAGTCAACGGAAGACATCTATTTGGTGTCTATTACGAAGGACGAAGTGTCCGACCATAATTGCGAAGAAGTTTCACAGGAACGCTTCGTCGCTATGTGCGAGTATGTGGATAAGTCTTACGACATTGACCAGACTCTAATTGACTCGTTCGGTGACGCTTTCGGCGCGACGGACAAGTTTGACCCTGCCGAGCAGACTTGCGAACCAGAATCTACTAGCGAGATTTATTTGGAAATGCGTAACGCTGACGCTAATTACGGAGCGCGAGATGAATAGCATTGTTGCGCGCCTAGTTGATGTGCTTAGGCAGAAGGACGCGGAACGCTCGCGGAGTACGCAAGTCCGTATTGGACCTTCGGAGATGGGTGGTTGCCGTCGCCGAATCTGGTATCGCCTTAACGGTGTTGTCGGTGGTAACGAAACTATTGCGTTACCTGCGATTATGGGTACGGCTATCCATACTGCGATTGAGTCTGCTTTCGCTGGCACGGAAGGTATTGAACTGGAAGTCGAGTTGGCGGTCGGCAGTATTGTTGGTCACGTTGATTTGATTGACACGAAGGCTGGTGCGATTTGGGATTGGAAGACCACGACGAAAGCGTCGCTCGGCTATTTCCCTAGCGTTCAGCAGATTGCGCAGGTGCAGGTCTACGGCTACCTAGCGAAGGAGAACGGCTACGATGTGAAAACGGTTGGGCTGGTCGCTATCCCTCGTGACGGTGACGAGAACGATATTCAGGTGTATGAAGCGGATTACGACGAGCGTATCGCTTTAGACACGATTGACCGCGCACACGAAGTCGCTGGCTACTTTGAGCCACCAGCACCAGAGAAAGAACCACAGTTCTGCGAGAAATACTGCCAGTTCTTTGACACTTGCGGTGGTAAGCAGGCTACGACGGCGGAAGCAGACCTCATCACGGATATTGACGTTGATGTGGCGTTACACCGTTACGTTGAGTTGAACGCGCAGAATAAGGCAATCACCGCGGAGTTAGACGGCATCAAGAGGGTGCTTGACGGTTCGTCGGGTATAACTACCGACGGAATCAAACTTAAGTGGACTGAGGTCGCTGGTAGGACGAGCGTGGACGAGGCGGAGATTATTCGCCAGATTGGTTTCGTTCCGAAGAAGAACGGTTCTCCGTATTTCCGTATGAATGTGAGTGATACACGATGAAGAAGTTTAATGTCCGTGATTTAGTTATTCAGGCGTGGGATAGGACAGAACCTTGTCCTGACGCGGATTACGCTACGCGCGTCTGCCCTTCCTGTGTCGCAAAAGAGTTATCTGTCGCTTTGCGCGACAAGATTGCTGTTGCCCTGCTGACGCTGTGCGAGGAATCAGAACACAATAACGGCTGTAACTGTGGGATTATCGCTGCGAAGATTGTTCAGGGGGAGTTAGGCGAGTGAACATTTTCCGCGAACTTCCAAAGTTTGAGAACGCTGCTTGCATTGGTTTGGATACGGAATTGTTTTACGAGTACGATACTCAGCGCGAGAAGGATTACCGCGCGCTGGGTATCATACGGAGTATCTGCGCCAGTTGCCCAGACCGTAACGATTGCTTAGAGTATGCCCTGAAACACGAACGTGAAGGCATCTGGGGTGGTTTAACGCCTGCTGAACGGCGAGCCGTCAATCGTGCGCGCAGGAAGGCGGAGCAAGATGATTATTCGCGCACCGCGTCCTGACCGTAACTATACGATTCTAAATAATCAGGTGATTCGCGATTCGCGGTTGTCGTATCGTGCGCGCGGTATCCTGATTGCGATTCTGTCGCGTCCTAACGACTGGCGTACTACCGCCGAGAACTTATCTCGCGAGGGTAAAGAAGGTCGTAACGCTGTTCTCACGGCATTATCTGAACTCGAAACTGTTGGCTATTTGGCTAGGAAGAAGCAGCAGGACGACTACGGTCATTGGCGTACAGTTACCGTCGTATTCGATGAACCGCAAACCGAAAGCGGATTTCCAGCCTTCGGGAAACCGAACCTCGGAGAACCGACGCTCGGAAACCCGTCTTCTTTAGAAGAACTATATACGAAAGACTGTGAAGAAGAAGAACCTGTCGGAACGGATTTAGTTTCTCAACCTTACGAGAATCGTTTACCGAAAGTGCATTCCGCTATGGGTGCTGTTACCAGTATCGGTAACAAGTTCGCGCAGGCGCAGGCTGACGGTATCAACGCTTGGAATCTATCCAACGTAGTAGGTGACGAATGGGATAAGTTATTTGACCAACGTGACCTCGGCGGTGCTATCGCTCTCACAGGTTGGTATCTATCGGAGATGCTATGTCGCGATTTAACTTCGGGCGAGTACGCGCGGACGGCTCAGTTGATTAAGCGGTTCGGTCGTATCGGGTTCAACGCGCTAGATTTCGCGGTGACTAAACAGTTAGATGACCCTTGGTCGTATGCGGTGAAAACCGCGCAGGGTATGTATAACGAAATCAAGGGTTCTGGGGTTTCGTAAGGGAAGACGGAGTCCTAGACACGCTTTAGAGGACTTTTTGCTAGGGGTAGGTGACTTGGGGTCGCCGAAGGCATTAAGTCCTCTAAAGTGCTTTAAAAATAATTCGGCGCGCCAGTCCGATTGGGTAGCGGAACTTTCGATTGGCGAGCAAGATTGACCTCGTGGCTAAACGGTCACACTTTGACACAGGAGTTATTATGACAAGAACCGATGTTCACGCACCGAGTAGCGTGGATTTTGACCCAGAGTTGTATGTATGCCATAGCGTACGCGACAACGATTACCCAACCATAGAAGACCGCGTTATCGTGAACGACTTGCTTGCTCGCGGTTACGCGCTAGGTAGTCACGGTACTGCCGAGCAATGCGGACATTGTGGTTCGCGTATCCGTTACGCAGCGTTAATGGTGCGCGAAGATGTGCGCGAGTTTATTTACGTTGGCGAAACTTGCCTCGGTGGTCGTTTCGAATTAACGAAGGCTGCTTTCCAAAATCTTCGCAAGCAGGCGAAACTTAATCTACACGCACAACAGGTTCGCGCATTGCGTGACGAAGTTACTATGAATTACCCTGCGCTCATTTCGCGGATGGCGGATATCGCCACCAAGCAAGATGTTACTCATACCGAGTTTTTCATCGCCGATGTGTACGAGCGTTTCCAGCGTACTGGGCTATTGAGCGATAAGCAGATTGCTGCGGTCGAAAAGGCTCTCGTACGTTACGACGAGCGTATGGTGCGCCTAGCGCAACGCGATGCCGATAAAGCGAAACTGCTCGCTGCTGGTGTTCGTGTACCTGAAGGTAAAGTTACCGTTGTTGGCGAAATCGTTTCTAT